GTCCTCTTCGTCTGTCTGCAAGCGTATAAACCCGCCTTTTCTGAACCTTATCAGAGCCTGCGTAGAGGAGTCAACTAAGTCATCGTGGTCTGAGTTGGGGAACGCCGCCATCTCTTCCATCAACTCGTCAGCCCAGCGCGTAGCTGGTGCCCAGACCTTACCGCTGGCAAATAAATCAGATACAGAATTGATCCTGACCATCTTATCATTACCCCTTGACGGCGTAAACTCTTGAACAGGTATCCCCATCGCCCTGAGTTCATAGATTAACGGCGCTCCTGACGCTTTGGCTTCAACGATAAAAGCATCTGGCTCCCACTCTTTGTAGTGATTAAAGGCTTTCTCCTTTAACTCTGGGAACTCCATCCGTTTTTTAAACGCATCCAAAAGAATTACATTAGCGTCATTCTGGTTCTCGTTAAGGTAGAACACGCCCCAAGTCGTACAGGCGGAATAGTCAGAGCGTTCATTCTTAGTAAACGCCGTATCCCAAGACTGGATCACAAACTCACACTTAGGTGGGTCTTCTGCTGTCCATTCTTTCCACCACTCCCGCTTAACAATCGCGCCTTGCTCAGAGGTAGGGCTTTGTTGGTACTGTGCGTTCCACTTAGCCGCAGGCAGTTCAGACTGTAGTGCATGGAGTTCTTCGATGCTCCAGAACTCTGGCCATAGTGGATTCCCACTCGGGAGAATCGCAGGGAAGTCAATTACCTCCCAATCGTCATTACCTTCTTTATCAATAGAAGACTGAAGGATCCGGCCCGTTAGATCTCTCTTAGCCCAGCGTGTCATCACGACTACGATAGCTCCTCCCGGCTGGAGTCGTTGGCGGGGACCAGAGGTGTACCACTCATAGACTTTATCAAAGACAGTGTTGTCTCCTTGGGCCAAGGCGGCCTCCTGCTCGGAGTGGGGATCATCAATGATTAAGAGGTCAGCGCCCTTACCCGTCACCGTACCCCCAACCCCAATAGCAAAGTACTCTCCGTTTTTATTCGTAGACCAGCGTCCCGCAGCTTTACTGTCAGACCTCAGATTAACATTGGGAAAGATCTTAGAGTACGGCTCACTCGCCACCAAGTTACGAACCTTACGGCCAAAGCCTACCGCTAACTCTGCAGTATTCGAGCACTGGATAATCTTCTTACTAGGATCTCTTCCAAGAAACCACGCCGGCAGCATATAACTGGCAAACTCAGACTTCGTATGCCGAGGGGGCATATTGATGATCAGCCTCTTAATCTTCCCAGTAGCAATCTCTTCGAACTTCTTAGCCATCACCTTATGGTGGCGTCCATCAATAAACCCCGGCCACATCGCGTGGGCAAATTTGTTAAAGTCATCAAAGGCTTCTTCTCTCTGCTGGCTGGCTTCAAGAGCATCAAGATCATCAAGGTAAGCGGCCTGTTCATTGGAGGGTAGGGTGAAGAACTTCTTGGCAGCAGCTTCTGACTCTAACAGTGGTAATGACAAAGCGTGAGTGATTCTCCTGACAAACAGGTCAAACTCCTCCTTCTGCTCCATCTCTTGTTTTTTATTTACCACAAGGACCCAACGCAGCTAAGTAGTCTTTATCACTGGGCATCTTCTTTTTCTTAGGAGTGGGCTGTTTTGGTTCTGGCTTCTTCTGTTCTGGCTTCATGGTAAGTTCCTTAAACTAATATACGAAGGTCTAACACTGCGAGCCGAATGCGCCGCCCGCTTACAAATCTTCAGGTCACAGAGCTTCTTCACCACACGATGAACATTCCCCCGCCCTCTATCTCCAGTATGGAACATGATGTCATCAATAGAAGGCCCATAACCAAACTTCCTCCAATACTCATCTATCACAAGGAACACAGTCCTTTGCTTCTCAGTCATACACGCCCCTATACAAGCTTCTAAAGTTTTCATACGTCCACACTAACAGCTGTTAATGTACCCCCCACCCTTTTTTTGTATACAAAACACATAGGGGGGTCATTCTTTATTAAAGTCCAAGACGGCGTCAGGATTTTTTGATACCCCCCCACCCGTGTTTTTTTCTAGTGATTGGATGTCGGGAACAGTATGTGGGGTGCATACGGCCACGGCCACGGCCTCATGGGCGGGTACGGGTGCGGTGGGTGTCGCGTATACCGCATCAGACACAGTCGCGCCCCCTTTGATCTCATCCATCAATGTGAGCCCATCGTCTTTGACATTAACATCTGTTAGTGTGCCGAGTCTCTCGAGTAGTCGTAACCTTATGTCTGTGCTCTTACGTACAGTCGTGATCTCTTTGCGCTCTAAGAATGCTCCGACCTCGAATAGATTACCAATCATCTGCAGTGCCTTCATCCTCTGTGCAGGTGGGAACTCTTCATCAAGTGAGTGCTGAACCAGTTGCTGGACAAGTAGTGCCTTCAGTTGAATAGGGTTTCTGTGTTTCTCTGCCTCTAATGCCAGTTGGTAGGCCTCGACCTCGCGTGTAATTCTTGGGTCACGGGCAAGTCTGTATGGCTCTGAGCTCAGTGTTCTCTTACTTGCGTTAGCCTTATGGCTTACTCTGTATGCCTGTGCCTTAGTCTCTCCCAGTGCAACGGCATGAGCGAATGCCTTCTGCTTCCCTGTAAGTTTAGGCCTCTTGCCTTCCCCTGACATTAGTAGAGTCTCTATTGGGATCTGATCAAGCCCTTGTTTGATTTGCGCGCGTGTAAGTTTCTGTGGCATGGTGTTTTCATGGGTATGAAATGTGAATGTCCCGAAGATACCAGACCTTTAACCCCAGTGCAAACGGCCTCCCAAAATCCTGGAGTCGAGTGCTGCCTGTTTTATGGCCAATGCGCTGCCTGTCTTGTCATTACAACACCAACATTGTTAATGTAAAAAAAACATGAAAAGTATTGCAATGGAGTCAACACATGATATAGTTAAGGCGTTATTCATGTGTTAGTCCCTGTAACCCACCAAGGAGAGTCCCAATGAAAATTGTCTATAACAAGTTGCTACGCGGATGGTTAATCGTCCGTGGAGCGCACGACACGCCAATCAGTGGCCTGTTCAAAACCAAGGCACTAGCCTTGGCACACCTTAACAAACGCAACAGTTAAATCATGTCTCAAACACTTATCCGCGAAGCCTATTGGCAGTCTATGGAAGCATTCATTGAGGCAATAAACAATGATGTTTCTTTCACCCACTGGCATCCTGTTTTCGGCATTTTATAAATTAACCCTCTAAGGAGAACCTCTATGTATGCAGTCCATGACCTTACCTCTATGTCTATGGGTGAAGCCTATGACGAGACGCAAATTAACCGCCACATTGAAGATGGTGACATCCTCTTTGTTAAAGATGGTTTTGCAGTAATGATGAAAGCTTGGCCTACTATGGTAGAGGGTCAATCCACTGTGTTCCACCGCCTTGCTGATGATTGGACATTCGAAGATGTCTTTACCAGTGAGGGTGACGACTACCGCGCTCAAGTGGCTGATATACGTGACAACCCTTCCGCTTTAATCGCGCGCGCTATTGATCCAGTTGCTGAACGCGAAGAAGAAGAACGCGCTGAAGCCTGTGCATGGGATCAACGCCAACAGTACCTGTTAGATGACGCTTAATGCTTGAAGCCTCGCGAGTCGGGGCTTTGAGGATTACCCACCAACCCAAAGGAGAACTATGAAAATCACGATTGAACTTAAATGGCAATACGGCAACTGTGCCTTCTATCCACTGTGCGAAACCAGTAAGAGATTCGCGCAAATTGCAGGAACAAAGACCCTGACCCAAGACGCCCTCCGCATCATTAAAGCGATGGGTTACGAGATCACCCAAACCACAAAGGAGATAGCACTATGAACAAGCCAAGATTTATCGCGATGAAAAACCGCTATGAAGTATGGGCTAAATACGATAGAGGAGCGCGCGTCTATGAACTGTTTACCGAGTCCGAGTGTGAGTGTTATATCGGTGCAGTTGACAACCTCGCAGACGCTGAGACATTTGCCCTTAACTGGATTGACGAGAGATGGTCACGGAGGGAATTTGCATGATCACGATCACCATTAACACTGATAACTCTGCATTCGAAGAGAACCCGCGCGAGATGGCTGAACTGTTAGAACGCCTCGCGAACTATTACAGAGATTGCCAAATCCTTCCCGACACCGCCCGCGATTCCAACGGCAACACTGTTTGCCACATTACTCAGGAGTGAACCAATGAAATACTACCGCCACATTTCCACCATGCGCGAAGAACTGTTAGCGCAACGCAGGCGCGACCGCATCCAAGCAGGCTTTGACATTGTTGTAGTCGTGCTTGTGCCTGTCGCTATTTTCCTAATTACTGTGATTGCATTCCAATGACCGAGTCAGAACTAATCACACTGGGATACAGATACGAGCGCGCCAATGGTGCTAGGGCGCAAGCCCTGCGCCAGTGCTTTAACACCGCGCTCAATCAGACCAAAGCGCCTGAAGTGCGCGAACACTACATCTATTCATTTAACCAAGGCCGACACGAAGCCCGCATGCAAGTTGGACGCCAAGAAATAAGGGGAGCACGATGAAAGCCGAAAGAATTCCTTACACAATCGGAACTCAATTTACTACTTATGTTGCTTATGGCGAACATGACAACCTGACCGACCAAGAGAAACGCCTCTTTGATGAACTCGAGCAGTCCTCGCGCATTGACGCGCCAGACGGCTACAAATTTTCCCACTGGGCAATACAGGCAGACGAATACGATGAATTTACCCGATGTGAAGTCACTGGCTTGATGGGATCTTGCTACCAGTTTGATGCAGTCTATTTTGAAACACGGAAGGAGACAGCAGAATGATCACACCTAAAACAATGGGACAACTCGAAGCCGAAAACGCTGATGGGTTTCGCAACCCAACACGCACAGAGGCAGAGCAAGCCGAGATTGACAGGCGCACAAAAGCCATGCGCGAGCACGACCTCAAACACACCGCCACAGAAAGCGAAGAGCCCGAGGACGATGACCACGATTACGGAGATTACCACCCTTACGGAGATCCACAGATATGAACCTCAACCTCAATGACGCATCATCCGCCCTGTGCGACATCTACGACATTAAACGCGCCCTGTCGAAAAAGATCAAAAGCCAACCGAAGGACAACGAGGGCACGGACATCACGATTGGTGACTGTATTGATGATTTGGTGCTTTTCCTCGAGGGCATCTACGAGCAAGGCCACGAAGACCAAAACCAACAGTCCGCGCGAGAGCAGAACGTTTACCTTAGATCCGCGCTGAAGAACCTTGTTTTGTCTGCTGACCGCTACATCGAAGACGGATCATGGATTGAGCATTTATCACTGGACATTGAATTCGCAAAAGGCATTCTTAAAGCCACCAAACCAAAGAAGGAAACCACGCAATGAAAAAATTTAAAGTCCCATACGTTCGCATTGAACACCAAGTCTATATTTTCGAAGTGGAAGCTGAAGACCAAGAGCAAGCCGAAAACATGGCGCGAGAACTTTACAACGGCAGTGAAAATTATGATGTAGTTTACGCTGAAGAATTTATCCAAGACGTTGAGGAGATCAAATGAACTACATCATTCGTATGCGCGATGACTTGGCAGAGCAAGGCCTGTCTGTCCCTGCCTCGCGGACATTTGAAAGCTACGACACCATGATCGATGTGACATACATCACCGCAGAAGAGCTGGCGGGCGCGACACAAGGCGATGACCCTGCCGAGCCCGATGACCACGCATTTTGGTACATCAAGCTGAAGGACGGAAGGTCTTTTTATTTCCTGAGTGTTGACCTCGACTTTGATGACGCAGACGCGCCACCACCGCCAAACAAAGAGTTTGTCGTTTACTGGAAACGCGAAGTTATTTACAAAACGACAGTTGTTGCGTATGACCCAGATGACGCAGTAGACCGCGTTTGCAATGGATTCTCTACCAACTCAAGCTACGAAGAAGACATTGACGATTATGGCGACATGTTTTTTATCTCAACCGATTTAATCGAAAAGGAAGACAAATGAAAGTATCAGAACTAATTGCAGAACTACAGTGCTTTGACGAAGACGCTGAAGTCCACATGGCCTACGGAGCAGGCGACTACTGGAAGTCAACTCTGGCGCCAAAGGTCAGGACAGTGTTCAACGGCACAGTCCAGTATGCGACCTACCACCAATCCGACAAGCTTGTTGATTCAGACGACATAGAAGAATCGGATGGCGAAGAAGAAGAATTCCCTGTACGTAAAGTTGTAATCATTGAATAAGGAGCAATCAAATGAAAAATGGATATTCCCCTAAAGAATTCGCACACGCACTGATCATCGATTATATCGATGGCATCTATCGTGACGGAGCGCACTGGATGGACGACAAAGATCTTACAAATGCAAATATTGAAATGGTCAAAAGACATTTGAAAAACATGCATGAAAAATTAGTCGATGAAACAAAGTTAGATACTTTGCCTTTGCGAAACAACTATTAAAGGAAAGCTGCATATGAAAGTATTTGAACTAATCCAACAACTCAGCCAGTTGCCACAAGACCTCGATGTTTTGATTTGGGACGCAGGCAACCGCATGAACATTGCCATGGTTGATGACGCATTTATCCATGACGAGCAGTACCCTTTTGTAGAACTCAACACAGATACGGACGACTAACATGATATACACAGTTAAAGCCACATACACAACTTCACTTAAAATGGACGTTGAAGCAAAAAACCAAGAGGAGGCTTACCGAATGGCAAGTTGCAAGGACTTATCGGAATATGAGCAAGAAAAAGATTCGGGCGTCTTGAAGCTTTCTGGAATTGCAGTGTCTGATGCCAACCTTGATGAAGAACAACTCGCATTCACGGAAGCTTACTTATCTAATGTGGCAAGTGCTAACCGCGATACTGTCATAAAGTTTTTGTTAGCCAAAAATCACGATACATTCTACGAAGAACATGGCGGTGAATACTATTCAGGATTAGCTGATGCCCGAGGCGTGTGGTATGACGCCAAAGTATTCTTTGCCAAGGAACTGGCTAAAAAATTCTACACAGGGGAGAAATCAGAATGAAATGCGATCACACAAAAGAAGATTCATGGTGGGAAAACGATGGTCAGGGCATACCACTTGCCCGAGTCTGCTCCAAATGCAGAGAGGAAGTTCTATCAAAGTATGACCCCAAGTTTTTAAGTTTTTACACCCAAGCAGATACAGATGAACGAATTGAAGAGGATTATTGAAATGATTGTTTTAGACACACCAGACCAAATTGCAGTTGCACGTATGCTTACTTTACGCAAAGGCCTACAACTCGAGATCAAAGGAATGCGAAAGACAGGACGCAGTTGCTACTCGATTATCAAGAGAGACTTCGGCCTGACAGGTACACGCGCCAAAGTCCTCGAGCAATTTGAGCAAATGATCCCGAATTTCTCTGAAATCACTAAACGTTAAATAAACCCACGCAGGGATTCGGCTACGCCAGCCGTTCCGAGTCTCTGCTCAGTGTCGTTGAAGTCCTCCTCGGCCTCTCCTACCCAGTAGCGTGAGGCTATTTTTTTGGCAGTTGCAACGCCCATAGCATCGTTGTCGGCAATCACCAGTGGGTCACGCACAACCTTTGCAATCTCAAGCATATTACCCGCAGAAAAACACACATGGATTGTGTACCTCTCTCTGAGATGCTTCATCGCTCTGCGAACCGACATCCCAGTTGCGAACCCCTCACACAAGATATTGCGACCTTTGGCGTCAATGACGAGGCTCGCGCCCTTCGTTACTTGGCCTGACAGGAAGCGTTTTGTGCCGTCTTCTTGGATGATTTGGCAACCCACAAGATGATCCCCGACTCGCATTGGTAAGATCAGGAGGCCATTCCACACCAATCCACGATCAGGAAACCCCTTGCGGATCAAGTAAGGATGTTGCTCTTTAACACTGTTATTGAGGATGAACGTAGCTTTGCCAGCCGCTTTTTTCTGGCGATGCTCTCGCTCTTTCTCTGCAGCCAACCTCTTTGCTTGGGCATTTGGGTCTGGGATGAACGGCTCTTCTGACTTGTAGCGTATATGCCTATCATGTACAGCAAAGTTAATGATTGCACCTTCATGCCCATCAAAGATATACGCGCCATTCTGTTTTCTGGGATGGTCTTCTGTGCCGACTCTGACCCACCGATCTAAGACTAATTCCTTGATCAGGAGGCCATGATCTCTTGCAAACTCTTCGAACCTCATGACCCAAACCTTCTCTTTGAATTAGCCCACGCAATGTTACGCGATTGAATCCACGAACTGGTCTTTTGGGATACTGGCTCTGGCTCTGCACTCAGCCCACGGGGGAATGTGCCGTACTTTTCCTTGTACTTGTGTGCCGCCCAACCTTCCTTGTATCCACGCAGGCGGGCAAAGTAGATCAACTCAGAGAAGAACTTTTGATTCTCCGACAGAACCTCGCGCTTGGTGAACTCTAACTCTGTTAATGTACCCGGCACGTTTAGGATCTGCTTCATCTCCTTTTCAAAACCGCACTCACCACACTCACGACCCGACCAGACCCACAAAGCACCACAAGCAGGACACTTAGCCTCCTTCTTTTCCTTCTCATCAGGCTCTTTCTTCGCAGTTTCGGTGCCGTTGTGTAGCTCCGTCACGCCCTCTTCAAACAAAGTGTCCCACTCCTTGCGGAATCTCAGGTAGTTACCTGAATGGTCAAGCCAAAGGCCATAATCTTTGCCATCGTAAGGACGCATGATCCGCCCCATTTGCTGAACATGACTGCTAAACGACTTGGAAAACGGCCTTGCACTGACTCCAATCATCACATCAGGGACGTCAAAACCTCTGGTCAGTATGTCTGTGGCCACCAGACCATTGATTAGCGTATCTGGACGCGAGAAATCCTCGATCATTGCCGCTTTGTACTCGTCATCTTCCAAATAACTGATTGAAACAAAGTTGTAGCCAGCCGCATTGAACTGCCGAACCAAGTCCCTGCCATGCTCAACTCCCGAGCAAAACACGACTGTCTTCCTCGGCTTACCAAACACTTGCATCGTTTTGTCAATCCACTCTTGGACAATGTCGCCAGTGATCTGCATACCGCGCTTGGTAGTCTCATCTTGCGACCACTCACCAGCCACCTTCTTCGCGCCACTCATGTCGATCTCTTTGGCAATGTAGATCTTTAACGGCGTTAACCACTTGTTCTCAATCAACTCACCAGTAGGCTTCGCTCCCACCACATTGGTGTAGGTGTCACCCAACCCATTG